TCTATTTCTTCTTGTTCCATGCCTAATAAATCTATTAATTGTTCATCTGTATAGTCATGTTTTTCTTTCATTTTTCTAACTATGCCAGTCATAGGTAATATTCCATGATTACCTCTTGCTCTGTTATGAATTATGGTTGCACACATTTGTTGTGCTTCATCTACCATTTCATCAAGAAAAACTACAGGCACAAAACCATCTGTGAGATCAAAGATATCTTTATCACCTGATACTGTCCATCTATGAAAACCATCTACAATTTCATATGTGCTTCTTATGACAATTGGTTGTGTCCACCCACATAATTTAATGCTTGTTTTAAGAAGCTCTAACTCCACTGGTGCAACTTTATTTGGGTTGTAGTCATTTGCTGTTAACTTAGACCTTTCTATCCACTGCATTGAGTTAATTGGTTGTTTATCTTTACCTTTTTTGACCATGTCTTTCTACCTCATATGCTTTTTTCTGTGCTGCATATTGTTTTTTATTATTAGTAAACATAGGTTGTTTACGACCTTTAAAATCACCACGCATAGCTATACGCAATAAAAACTTCCAACCTATACCACTGTCATGATGATGTGTACCCATCATAGGCTCTGACGTTTTTTTATAATGGTTTTTCACAAAGTCATTTATAACTTGTGCAATTTTAGAACGATAGGGTTCAGGATGTTTATTTAAAAAATATTGTATGAATTCTTCCCAAGAAGTGTCTGCAGGTTTATCAGGCAAACCACCAAATGCATAAAGTTCTGTATTAGCGTATCTTGCTGCTGTTGCACTTCCTGGCACCCTGTTTTGCATTTTTTCCCATAACTTAGGAAAAGCTATTGAGTACTGCCATAAACCACGCATAGGTTCTTCACCATATGGGGGTGCACACCTTTGTTGCAAATGTGTAAGACCCACTTTTTCTAATATGTCATACGTTGTGTTGTAATCCCAACCAAATTTTTTAGGACCACTCCATACATCAACAGTTTTCATATCGTATATAGGACATACTTTTACGCAGTTAGCTAATGCAGTTTTAGATTTTAGATTTATCATGTAATCTTCATATCTTTTTTCACTTGTTTGTAAAATTGTTCTGTAACGCATCAAGCTTTCTTCTGACCTTATGCCCATAATAATACCAACTTCGCCCCAATCTTGTGGTGGAAACAAAAGACCATTGCATTCAGGAACTGTAGGTCTTTCTTCAATTTTGCGTGGAAAATTAGGTATGTCATCTAATCCAATAACACTTGGATGTGTTGGGTATGGTCTACACCATTTTTCTTTATCTTCAGGTGCCCATGGCCACCAATGTGGATTGTTTCTGCTACAACCATTTCTATGTTTTACAGGTAAACACAACCAGTTCATTTTAATTTCAGGGAGATCAGCAACTCTTTCTACATATTCAATAGTTTCATAAGGTATTGCTTCTTCATCAAAAAAGTAAACTTGTAAAGGTAACTTATTTCTTTCTTTAGCAACTTCTAATGTCATATTTAAACAAACAGTGGAATCTTTTCCACCACTAAACATGACAACTACATTGTCAAAAATATCATATGTTCTGTTAATGCGTTCTAAGGCTAACGTGTATACATCTGTCTCTATATCACGTTTTTTTGCTATTTTTCCCATAAATTAACCTTCTCTAAGGCTCATGATTAGCTTCTTGCACTAGGGTTAATACCCTAGAACCTAGCTTTTACCATGATTTATATAAGTTCTATTTAACATGGGGTGGTTTGTATCGCTAGGACCAAAATCAGAATCAGGATGATATGCAATAATGTCCATATAGTTTTCAGCAGTTCTAAAACTATGAACCTCACCTTCTTCTAAACAAAACATCATGCCTTTTTTTAAATCTTCTTCCCATCCTTCTCTTTTACCTTCAGGTTTTTGGAATGCTTCACCCTTGCCACCTATTACGATACCCATTCTAATGCTAGGGTGTAAATGTTGTGTTTGGTCAATGCCCATTGGAAAGTGTAAATAGTTTAAACATGGGTCACCTAATCTTGGTGGCATAACTAATAATGAATCTGTACAACCATCTATGTAAGACAATCTACCACTTTTTTCAGAGTGACCAACCATATCTATACCTCTAAAACCATGCCTGACTATTACAAATAATTGACCTTCTTCTAACATCTCTATAGGCGTTTCACCATTCAATTGTGTTTTTATTGTAAAAAAATCATCTTCGTTTATTGTCCAAGTTTGCTCACCATGTATTGCAAAAGTACCTTTAGTGCAAAAACCATACATATTTCCTACTGTTGCATCTATAACAAAATCATCTGATATAGAGATCATTTCAGTTGGGTACATGGTATCTGTTTGGTCTATTATATCTGCATGTTGTGGATTGGGTATTAATATCATTTGTGTTTCCTCATTATGTGAAGCAGTGCATTGTTTTTAGTTTGTAAATCTTTTTCATCTCTTACTGTTTCTAAAATTTTCATAACTTCTGCTCTATCTTCTTTTTCTAAATAAAATGTTATTGGTTGTTGTGTAGTTAAATCAGAAGCACTATAACCAACTTCAGCCTCATCTATCTTAACATCACTAAAACTTGTGTCAAAAGGCGTAAATTCAATTTCATTTGGTTTAAAACCTGCTACATCAATACCTTTTAATTTTTCTAATTCTAATTCAAGAATCTTGTCTTCCCAACCAGTAAGTTCGCCAACTTTGTTATCAGCTAATCTATATGCATTAATGTTTATTTCATTATCAGTGTAGACCTTACATGGAACCTCATCTATACCAAGTTTTTTTGCAGCAAGTAATCTAGTATGTCCTGCAACTACTACATTGTTTTCATCTACAACTATTGCTTGTTGAAATCCATGTTTGTGCAGTGATTTTGCAACTTCATCAATTGCACTTTGTGAAATAATTCTTGGGTTTTGGAAATAGGGAACTATATCTTCTGTTTTTTTATATAAAATATCCATATTGGGTTATCTTATACACAAAACTATTGCATGACAACCCTTGTGTATTTAATCAGTCCAATGTGGTGGTAAATCCATATTTCCAAAATATTCATCAAAGGGTTCAAATATTCTTTTTTGACTATTAAAACTAAACTTAGCACTACCTATTTTCCCATATAGGTCTTGCTCCCTTATTTTCCTAGTTATAACTTCACTGGTGTTATCATCAAAATCTCTATGCACAGTAAGTATTACATCTGACTGATTATTCCAATGTGCAGCACCACTAATATCATATGCAGTAGGTGGGGTATAACCACCATCACCCATTTTTTGTAACTTCGTTGGATGTGCTACTACCCAAAAAACAATATCATGTACCCTTGCAAATCTTTTGCACTTAGATATGAAATCCCTAATGTGTTCATCTTCTCTTTTACCACCAGTACGCGTTGCATTTACTTCATTGAATGGGTCAACAATCACACCATTACAACCATGTTTTAAAATAGCACCTTTGCTTATTGTTAATATTTGTTCAATGGTTGGTACTTCATCTTTAGTTTCTATAAAAAAGAAATGTTCATCTAAAAAATGCATTGCATCTTTAAGTTCACTGGTAGACATTCTATTTGTTTCGCCAATATCAAATGGTTTCTCAACTACCATCTGTACCATTCTTCTTAGATGCATTTGTGTTGAATGTTCAGGTGAGAACAAAGCAAACTTCCAACCATAGGTTCTAGCCAGTTTAATCAAAATCATATCTAAAAAATAACTTTTACCATGATTAGGTATACCAGTTACTACATGGAACGTACCTTTCATAATCTTGTAGATTTCGTCTAGATTTGGATAACCGATCTCTACAGGTTTTACATAGTTGCCATTGTATAAATCAAGAACAGCACCAGTATAATCACCACTTTTATAAAGACCATCAATCGGATAAGGTACTGCATTAGTAATTGCTTGTTTAAGTTTTTCAACACCATGTTTTATTAATATATCATTTGCATCCTTACAATCTTGTGGTCTTTCAACATACCAACAAATGTCTTTACCAAACCTATGTAGTAATTCTTTGTGCAAACTGTTACCTGCAGAATCATTATCAACAAATAAAATAACTTTTGTTGCTTGTAGATTACAATTTTTAAGTGGTAAAAATCTTTTATCGTCTTCACGTAAATTAGCATTTTTGGGTGCACCATCAGGTAGAGTTGTAACATTTGTATATCCTGCTTCATACAATGCTAAACAATCCATTTCACCTTCTACAAATATAATAGTATTTTCTTTATGTACCCTTTCATAATTGTATAAAGACTTTTTACCATTTGGTGATTGTTTAAATTTTTTATCAGCACTTCTATATTTAACATTTACTATTTCTTCATTCAAATTGAAATATGGCAACCCAATCCAATAATCGTTTTCCATATAAATACCAAAAGCATCAACAGTTTCTTTGCTAATATGCCTACTAGCAAAAAACGAATACATTTTATTTGGTTTTTGTAAATCTTTAGGTACTACAGGTGGTACATATATTTTTTCAGGTCTATTTATTCTAGATGTCGTTACATTTCCATTTGGATTAAAACCACCAGTGTATTCACAATGATGACAAAACCACACAACATTACCAGTAGCTTCTATTGTTAATGCTAGTGGATTATCTTTTGGGTTGTGGTTGCTTGGTTGACAACTTGGACATTTGATTTTTTGTGTACCGACTTCTGTATTTTTTAATACTATTCCTTCATTTCTTAATTTAATTTCAATATTCATAATTTATCCTGCTAGGTTATTCAATGATTGTTTTTTGATCTCTATGTTTTGATTTTCATAATCCAAGTATCTGCGTTGATTTAACCAAGTACTTGGGTGTGGTATAAACTTTTCTTCTGTTTTATTATTTTTACTTTCATTTGCAAAACGTATTGCACAAACTGTCAATTTTTTTGGTGTGATAGTTTTGATAGCTACTAACCATTTTTGATGAGTAAGATGTTTATTAATTCTTCTTGGATATGAATCCCAAAAGTCTTTAAAATCTTGGTCATATTTGTCCACCCCCTTATCTTTAATAACTTTAGTATCTTCTTTAGTATTATAGGTCGTGGGTGTCCTAACGGTTTGGACATCAGTGTCCACCCCTAGTAGAAGGGTATATAAATTGCTTGTTCCTAGTCTTTGCTCTATTTTTAACAATCCTAGTTCAACTAACAAGCTTGTACATCTTCGTATAGACCTGTCTGAAACACCTACAAGTTTTGCTAAATGTTTTTCACTTGGGTAACTAGAATTATTTTCATTTGCATAATTGCAAAGTATCATTAAAACTAATTTTGCTGTTGGATTTGGTATATCTTTTTTTATACACCACGATAATGCTTGAATTGACATTCAGACATTTTGGGCTAGTTAGGACAAAAATTCAAGTCCTAGACATCATAAAAGTCATTTGCTGTTACTTCATTATTTGTTACTGTACAAATTTTACGCATGTCATCTTTTCTTGGTATTCTTTGTCCATTACACCATTTATCAATTGCGCCTTTGCTAACATGGGTATTATTGTTTTCTAGAAACAATAGAAAATCATCATGTGTTAGACCTTCTTTTTTAAGCCATTCTGATAGTTTCATAATATCTAGTCTAACATAGTATTTGCAATTAACCCAGTTTGTCCTTATACTAACACTCAACTAATTGAAATTTGATAATATGAAAACAAACGATAAAGCATTTGAAAAGTATGGGATTAAGTACCTTAGTCCTTCAGCCATAAATAAATTTAGAAAAAACCCTGCTAAATGGTTGGTGAATATTGCAGGTTATAGAGATAAGATTTTTTCCCCTGCTATGTCATATGGTATTGCTATAGAACAAGGCATAACAATGGGTGTAATGACATCAGCTTCTATAAATGATTGTATAGATTCAGCAATGAATGAATACGACCAAATATATAAAAAAATAGAAGAAGAAAAAGCACAATATGACTTTGCTAAATGCTTAGAAAAACAAATAACTGTGGGTGAAGTTTTAGAAAAAATAATACCTATATATAAACAATTTGGTAAACCAGTAGCATGTCAAGAATGGGTAGAGATCTATCTTGATTTACCTATTCCATTTAAAGGCATAGTAGATTTGTTATATGAAGATTCTGTAAGAGACTTAAAAACAACAGGTCAAATGCCAAAAGAAATAATTAAAACAGATTATCAAAATCAATTAAGCATGTACGCATTAGCTACTAGTAAAAAACCATATGTAGATTATGTGTATGTGACAAAGTACAAACGAGAGTTGATAAGTAAAGAAGTTATAAATGTTGAAGATAACATCAAAAACATGCGAAGAATTGCAATGAAGATGTGGCAGTTGCTATCATTTTCTAGTGATATTCATGAGGTCTGTGCTATGTCCTGTTTAGAACCTGACATATCTAATGAAGATTTTATGAACCAATGGAGTGACACTGAAAAAAAAGGTGCCACATTATTATTTGATTTGAATACATAAGGAAATAAATATGAATAACTTGATAGACGCTTTATTACAAGCACAAAAAGAAATAGCACATGCTACAAAAGATGCAAACAATCCCTTTTTTAAAAGTGGTTATGCAACATTAGAGCAGGTGATAAATACAGTAAAAGAACCACTAAACAATAATGGAATTTACTTTCAACAAAATAGTAAACATAGCGAAACAGGTGCTGTTTGTGAAACTATTTTTTATGGTCATTCAGCACAACTTAGTGCAGGTGAAGTATTTGTACCTGCTGATAAACATGACCCACAAGCATTTGGTTCAGCACTTACATATAGTCGTAGGTATAGCTTGTCTATGGCATGTGGTATAGGTTCTTCTGATGATGATGGTGAAACTGCAATGCAAAGAGATAAAGGCAAATACAAAATGATAGGAACAAATGGAAAAGTAGTGCTATCTAGTGATAGTGAAGAAGATTACTTAAAACATTGTGGAAGAATGATGAAAGATGCCAAAAATGTTCTTAGTAAAAAAGTTTACAAAGCAAATGTTGAAACTATAAAAAAAGCAAAAGATGCTAGTAATGGTGAGATCAAAGAATCATATGAAAGACTTATTGCATTATATGAGGGTGGTGATGCAAAAGAAAAATAAATACACATTGCATGATTGCGTTTACATGGCTATGTCACAAGGCAACTGGTGGAAACCACACGAATTGCGACAATTTATTCTAAATAAATTTAATAAGTCATGTAGTGAAAGTGCACTCACTGCATCAATGCGTGATTTTAGAAAACCTACATATAGACAAAAATATGAATTGCCTATGGGCGAGGTTCTAGAAAAGAAAAGAGACTATAACAACAGTAGTGGTTGGAAATATAAACTGATAATTAAAAGCGAGGTATAAAATGTCAGAAGAAAAGAAATTTGAACAAAAAGAAAAGAGTGGTGCATTGTGGGTTGATAATAACGCACAAATACTAAGAAAGGGGTCTATGTTGTGGAAAATTGCTGATGGTAATACAAGCAAAGACGAAAAAAGATATTTTTCACTTATAGAAAGTGAAAATAATTTAGGTCAAAAAAAATTAGAACTAGTTATGTCAGTTGGCTTAGTTTTTGTAAACGAACAAAAGTTTTCTGAAGATAGTCCTGATATAAGTGGCAATGTCACTGTTGATGGAAAAGTTTACAAATTTTATGGTCGTAAAAAAGAAGCTAAAGACGGACTGCCTTTTACTTCATGTCAACTTGTTGAAAAGGATGATGAAATCTTTGTAAAAGAAGCAGAGGAAAAATTGCCATTCTAAATGTCTAAAAGACTTGTTAATCAAAAACATCTCATGTGGGTAAGAACCCTGCCTTGCTTTATAAGTAGGTCAGGCTTCTTGTCCTGCAATGGTTCTATACAAGCACATCATTTGTTAAAGCCTAGTGATGGTAAGCGTGGGTGGTCTCTGAAAGCAGGTGACAACCAAGCAATACCTTTATGTGTTTTTCATCATGCACAACTGCATACAAAGTTTGGCAATGAGTATAAATTTTTTGAACACTATGGATTTAAAAAAACTGCAGGTCAAGAATATGCAGAACAACTATATACAGGCGATCAAACTTGGATTGATGAGCGTGATGATGATTTGCCCTTCTAAAAATATTTAATATATTTCTTCACAAAGGGTTGTATTTATAACCCATGTTGTTATAATAACTATATGAAGAACGAAACAATGACATTTAAAAAGGAGAAACAAATGAATATTGAAATTGACACAACACAAAGTACTGACCAAATGATTGCTCAAGTACTTCCAACATTGCTAGATGCAATCAAAGAAAAAGCATATGTAAATGGTTACAAAGCAAGTGACACAGAAGCACTTGGTTTAGTAGTTAGCAAGTTCACTAAGTGGGACTTAGGTGCAATCCTTAACGTGACATCAGAAGCATTAGAAGATGCTAACTTTGATGATGTTGCTAAACAGATAGACAGAATAGCGTAAGGGTAAATAATGGCTAAATTAGAAAGAGGTGAAAAAATCTACTATAAAGACTGGACTGATAGTGACAAGATATATCCTGCTAAAGTAATACATTGTAAATACAGATATGTAATTATTGATGTGCTAATTAATGAACATGGAAACACTTGGGAAAGGTGGGAAGTAAACATTGATGATTGCAAACCAACAGATGATTTTAATATAGTTAGACCTGCAGGTAGTTTTTTAGGAGACATGATTCAATACAAAAAAGGGGTTACAAATGAAATATGAACTATGGGTTTATTTAGAAGAACAAGGTTTTTGGTGGAAGCACTTGTCTACACAAGACAAAAAACAATCAGAGATCAAAAAACAGAAGCTTGTGTCACAAGGACATAAGGTAAAAGAAAGCATTAATTACATAGGAGTAAATTAATATGGCACTAATAGATGGAAAACAATTAACAGATTTGCGAAAGCAGTATGGCGTATCGCAAACAGAAGTAGCTGAATATCTTGGATATGTAGTTAATGGAAAACCAAACAGAAGCATGATTGCTAGATTTGAAAATGGATATGCAAAGATAAATCCAAGAATAAGCAAGTTGCTAGAAAATTATTTTATGAATCATAATATATGTGAAACTTATGATGAGGGAGTTAAGTAATGTTTAAATTAGTAAATGTAATAGTCATAGACCCATTTAAACAAGAAGTAAGATGGGAAAGTTTTAATGACAATGGTGACCCAAAAGAATTAACAGAAATTTTAGGTTGCACAACTATTGATGTAGTAAAGCTTGGTAGTGATGTAATTATGTTTGTTGATGATAATGGTTTAATGTATGACAACAGATATTTCTCATTTAAGACTGCAGAAAAAACACAAGCATTTGCAGGTATTTGTGTTCTAGCATTAACAGATGGTGAGGGTGGTACTAAATGTTTTGATAGAGACATTGGTGCTGTAAAAGAAATAGTTGAATGGAAACATAAAGGTTATAAAGAAGAACCATTTATGGCTTTTGTACCATTAGATGATACTGTTTTACATTAATATGGAATTTAATCACAAAGATTATTTTGAATTTATTAATGCTATTAAAGAAACCAACCAAGTCAACATATTTGAGACACCTAAATTATTAAGACAACATTTTGACTTAACTAAACAAGAGTCATATGAAATATTTAAAAAATGGATTAACACTAATGATTAATAAATATTTAAAAAAATTAGATAATGTTTTAGATAGAAACTGGCAAGAATTTTATGAATTTTGCAATTATATTTTTAAACAAAATGAATATGATAGAGACTGGTCACAAATGAACAAAAACATAAAAAAAAACAATGAGCAAAAAAGTAGTAAACATAAATAAATACAGAAGCAAAGAAAGTTTAGAACAAACATACAAAAATTTTATTATTGATGTGCATGAACAAACAGTTGAAATGTATAAGAAATCAATGATAAATTATGAACAGTATAAAACTTTAATGAATAGACTTAATGAACTTTTAAACGAAAAGGGGGACAAAAAATGAATGAATTTATATATGATGATACAGCACCTTACAGTGTAAATTTTGATAGATGGTATACAGCTAACTGCATGGAAAGAGAAATGTATAAAGAAGTAAAATTAAATTTTGATGATGCAGAACTTACCTTTAGAAAAATGTGGGGTTTTAAAAAATTAGAAGAAAAGGTGTTTGTTAATTGAGTATTGATAAAGAAGTTAGACAAGCAGAACGAGAACTGAAGGTTATAGAGAAGATACTAAAAGAAAAACAGGATATATTGTTTATTTTAAAGTATCTTTCTTTTCAGAAGAATACATAATATTAAGACCTGCTAGAGTACATAGACGATTCTTTTCATCTAAGCCTTTTTCAGTCAGGTCATACTTTTGACCATTAACCTTTATATATCCATCTGTAATTAAAGTTGTCAATAAATCGCTTGGTATATCATCTCCAAACATTAATGTA